CTTCTGGCTCAGCGTTCCATCTTTTCTGCGCTGAGCGTCTCATCTTTTCAGTTTTCTCTGCGACTTTGTGCAACTCAGCATCAATCCGCGAGTGCCGACCACCGCTAAAGAACTCCATGATCGTTTCGCCATGACGATTCCATTCCTTGGTTGTCATGCGAGCGATCCGCGCCAGCTTCACCGGGTCGTCAGGGATGCCACCCGTCCGCCAGTAGTGCGCGATCAATAGCAAATAGCCACCGTGTTCGATGGCCGTTAAATGCTGAGTGTCACCTAGATAATCGCCCCAATAAATGGGCATATACGGTGCAGACATATCAAGCCTCCTATTGCAGCGGAGGCAATCGACGGGTATAGTCTGCCCGTTGAAAGCCAACGCCCGATCGTTGGTCACCGGGTCAGCAAGGTTTTTACAGGTTTCCTTGCTGACCCATTTCTTTTTTAGTCCTGATTTTCGCACAGTTCAAGGCTGGATACGGAAACCACAGTCTTGCTGGTGTCGCCATAGACCCGCTTCACCCACAGCTCTGCCACTTGGCTATCATCCTCGAAGGCTACTCCATTCAGAGCATCCCCGATCAGCTTGGCGATGTTGTCTAGGTCTGGCTTCTTGGTTACGGCACAGCGATTGTCGATCAGCCATTGCCGCCTACGCTTGGGCATAGACTTCGGTGGCTCTATCACCATGAAGATATTCAGCGACACGGGACCAGTTAACAGGTCACGACCAGCCATAGCCTCGCTTGCCAGCTTGGTAATCCCAGCCTCAGCATCGCGGGTTTCTTTGGGTGTATAGACATGGCCGGAGCGGGTCAGCCTTGGCCTTTGCTTGCCGCGCACTGTGCCATCAATGACAATCTTAATCATGGCTTACCTCAAAAAAGAACCCAGCACGGGGGGCCATGCCGGGTCTAGTTTGTGGGAGGGAGAGGAAGCCCTACAGCCAACAGCATAGCTCATTGTTTTCCCCGAATCCAGAGCCACATTAAATCTTCTGCATCCCAGCCCATGCCCTTCGCTTTGCAAGCCTCTAGTATCTTAGGCCACAGCTTCACCGGCAGCTTGTTCCTGTAAACCGCTTGGCGTAACGCTACGAAGGACACTTCCCATTCTTCTGCACACTGGCGGATGCCACCCAGCGCAATCAATAGTTCACTCGCGTTCATCGCTTGCCTCATGCTCTAACTTTTTTTGTCATAAGCTCAAACATTCCTGTTGACAATGCACTTGGGATACAAATATGTTGATAAAGTCAGCAACCGGGAGAGGAACCCATGACAGACTTCAGTAACTTGCTTGGTGCTATGCTTGCCGGACAGGCCGCAGCAATGGCTAGTCAGGACCGCACTAAATCTATCGGTGGCAGCGATGCCATGCGGATCATGGCTGGTGATTGGCACACCCTGTATATGGAGAAGACAGGACAGGCCACCGCCGAAGACCTGAGCAACATCTTCAAAGTCCAGCTTGGTGTTTATACTGAACCCTTCCACCGCGAATGGTTCGCCAAGCAAACAGCATGGCATGTCAGCCCGACCGATGGTCCGATCCAACATCAGGATCATCCTTGGATGACGGCCAATCTTGATGGCTGGATTCGGGAGCAAAAAACTTTTGTCGAATTGAAGCACACCAGAAACGGTGCATCCGTATGGGACAAAGCCCGCTTCTATATGCCCCAGCTACAGCACTACATGGCGGTAGCCAACACTGACTTCTGCTTCTTCTCAATCATCGCTGGCAATGATGAGCCGCGCTTTGTCGAAGTGGAGCGCGATCAGGAATACATCGAAAACTTAATCAAGATGGAGCAATCCTTCTGGTGGCATGTCACCAACAAGGACGAGCCGGAGATGATCCCGCAGGGGGAGTTAAACCGCATCGCAAAAGAGGGCGAGGCAATCAAGGTCGATGGTCTTCGCATCGCTGATATGACCAAGGACAATCTCTGGACCGATGCTGCCGCCCGCTTCATTGCCAACCAGCAAGCTGCCAAGGACTTTGACTTAGCTAAGGATGATCTTCGCTCTCTCATTGGCGACGATGTTGGCGAGGCTTACGGCCATGGCATCACAGCCAAGCGAGACAAGCGTGGCCGCGTCACAATCAAAGCATCGAAAGAGTAAGCCATGTTGCACCGCATCACTGATCCAGAAACCAGCCGCGTCTCTGCCGCACTGGTCGCACCCAAACTGAAAAAGCTACAGGCTGCTGTGCTTCGCTACGCGCAAAGCCGCAAGCTAGGCTTCACTGATCTTGACCTGACTGACCATTTCAATTCGACCGCCTCCACCTATCGGAGCCGCCGCGCTGAGCTGGTTAACTTAGGACTGATTGAATCGACAGGTAAGACAACCGTTCAGAAAGGCAGGCCGCACACTGTCTGGCGCTGCACAAAGGAGGGCTTCGATGTCCAAATTGATCCAGCATAATGATGCTTTGAATATGCTAGAGGAATTAGCCCAGCTAATAATCATCCGGTCGAGCGACATCGTTCTACTAAAAAGAGCCGACCAAATCCTGAGCGCCATTGAAGAGCATGACATTCAGCTTGGTGCGGACACGGATGAAGATGAAGCTGCCAATGATAACGATGGCTTAGACCCAGAAGATTACCAACAATACGGAGAGTTCAATGAGTGAAGTCCGCAATATCCACCAGCGCATTGCCGCCGCGATGCACAAGGTTTCATATATTCAGAAGGAAAAGAAACAGGGTATGCGTTACAGCATCGTTAGCCATGATGCCGTGACTGCCAAGGTGCGCCCAGTCTTACTAGAGGAAGGCGTGATCTATTACCCAGTGAACTTGACGAATGGACAGACGGGCAACCGGACTGACTGCACAATGGTCATCCGCTTTGCCAACATCGACAACCCGGCAGACTTCATTGATGTGCCGTCCTTTGGCTATGGCATTGACGATCAGGACAAGGGACCGGGAAAGGCCATGTCCTATGCTGTGAAGTATGCCTTGCTAAAGGCATTAGGCTTAGAGTCCGGCGATGATCCAGACGAAGATCAGAACGTGGTCTTTAACAACCCGGTCGTGGTCGCATTGGAAACAGCGATCAGCCTCGCCACTGACACCGAAAGCATGGATCATGTCGGGGAAGAGATTAAGAAACAATCACCCAGCCTGAGCAATGCTGAGTTAGCCAAGCTGCGGCAGATGTTCGCCGCTCGCCGCAAAGAAATCACCACCAAGGAGTAAGACTATGACCTGTAAAGTTATCATGATCGGCAACATGGGCCGTGATCCAGAAATCAAATCCACCGCTAACGGCAAAAAATTCGCACGGTTTTCTATCGGCATTGGCAAATATGCCAACAAGCAGAAGTCAACAATGTGGATGGACATTGTGGTTTGGAATGAAAAGCTGGCCGAAGTGATTGAATCCTTCGCTGCCAAGGGAACCAAGGTGTATGTCGAAGGCACACTTGAGCGCCGCGAATACACCAAGGATGGTGCTACCAAGGTAGCCTATGAGGTGCATGTGCCAGCCTACAATGGCGACATTCAACTATTAAGCCGCGCTGAAGGCGAGACTAAAGCTGAAGAGCCAGCAGCAATAGACGACTCAATGCCGTTCTGAGGTAAGGGAAATGCAAACGAAAGAGCTGCCGAAGCTGCCGAAGGTTAGCGACCTAGCAAAAGTAGTCAGCATGGTAACGGGAGTGCCGCTCAATGATCTCTATGGTGAGATGCGGTTTCAACAGATTGTCCGCGCCAGATGGGTTGCTTTCTATGTGGCGCGTCACTCTCTGCTGAAGTCCTATCCGTTTATCGGTAACTGCTTCAACAAAGATCACACCACTGTGATGCACGGTGTTAGGAGCGCAAAGCGGCTTATCGAAAGCGGGGATGAGAAGTTCATCATGCAAGTGAATGAGGTCAAGGAAGCCCTTGGCTTGGCAGATGAGAGAGCTGTGATGGAGACGATTGAGAAATGGGAGAAGCGAGCTGTAGCTCACACCAACCCATTGCTGCGATCATTCGCTGCGACAATCCACCGCGATCTATTGCAATCAATGAACAAAGAAACAGTGTGAGGAAGCCATGAGCAAGATGAGTGAACTATCATACGACCTTCAGCAAGCCGCCATGATTATCGCGGATCACAACTATGATCTG